TACGTGACCATCCCCATTGACATCTGCCCCTGCTAAACTACCATCTGAATCAACGGTAATATGTTTCTTTTTTTCTTCTGCCATGTTTATCTCCTAATTTCTTAGACCATCTGAATGTGCTTTACTTCCAGATATATTAAAATTAAACCCTATTACGATCTTGTGTCCATCAAAAACGTAGGGACTCTTATGTGGTAACATTGCAGGAAAAATGCAACAGTCACCTTCTTCTAATGCTAAATCTCCATGATTCATCAAGTATGTTGCGTTTTCTTTGTGGTCTAATACAAGTTGTACTACACCAGACATATTGCAACCCTCGTGACTATGGTAATCAAAGTCTGCACCATCTCGATATTCGGCAAACCAAACATTCTGCATATCATACACTTCACAATGCCATTCTTCCATATAATCTTTTATACAGGGTTCAATCATCCTCATTAGATTCTTATGGTATGGCACTCGTTGTTCTTTTCTTGCAACTTTATAATCGGATGCAGTCATCTTAGCAAATTGTGTGTCTGATTCATCTTTAATCATCTCAATTGCCATCAAGATGTTATCTCGTTCTTCTTCAAAGACATCTTCTTCAATCTTATATTTCTTTACCCACTTATACATTAGAATACCTTTACCCCATATTTCTGTTCCCACAGATGTGCATCATGATGATCATTAACCATTGGTCTACCTCGAATATTTAGTGAAGTATTAAGTAGCATCGGAACACCTGTTTTCTCATAGTACTCCTCAATCACTTTACGGAAGACTGACTCACAGTCCTTCTTCACCACCTGTACACGTGCAGTCCCGTCTACGTGCGTTACAGATGAATAGTCATGCTTTGCCTTACAGGTAAACTGCATGTATTCATTAGTGACACCATCAAAGTATTCGTCAACAAACTCTTCGAGGATTGCGGGAGCAAACGGTCTGTACTTCTGTCTACGTTTAATATCGTTGACTGTGTCCTTTACATCATACCTTACATCTGCAATCAGAGATCTATTACCCAGTGCACGAGGGCCGAACTCTGCTTTACCATTGGCAATACCACATACTTTTTTTGATAACAAGTGTTCTACTACTTCGGATGGATTAATTTTCTTCTCTATGTCATACCCCATATAAGGAGTCCATATAAGTTTATCAATGCCTGTAGCGAGTTCCTGTGCGAACCCAGCGCACCCCAGAGACGATCCTGCGTCTGTTGGTGATATAGAGATATGTACGTCATCGAATACGTCCCATAGAAGAGTATTGATAACCACGTTCTGAGCACACCCACCACCATATACAAGTTTGGATCCGTGCTTACGTGCTTCGTGCATAATCTGCATAATACCATATTCTGCAAACTTCTGTACAGATGATGCCACATCTGCATCATCGTATTGCTCTACCCACGACTGCATCATGTTCTTCATGTCGGAGTTTTTACCTCCGTCATGCCACCATTTACATAACCAGTCTACTATATCGGGTACGACATTGCCGTATGAACTTAATCCCATAACAACATATTCATCCTCAAGTGGACGTAAACCCAACTGAACTGTGCATGTTGTGTAGACTAATCCAACTGATCTTGGTGCGAGATATTCTGTGATGATTTTGAAGTTGCTGTCAAGAATAACAGCAGATTGTTTTTCACCTACACCATCGATAGAGACCATGACTGTTGTGTCACGATCATCCCATGGACGTGTGTAGAATGCAGTCGCACAATGCGACTTATGATGATTAAAGGTTGAATCGTATTTGGGATCATCCGTATGCTCGTAGAATGCCATATGCATATGATCCCTATCAAAAGATGGTAGATCTTTGCAACTTGCTTCCCACAAGAACGGATGAATTATTCTGTCGTTTTTCTTCTTAGAGTATCGTTCGGAGTGGGACGCAAAGGTCACCACTCCATCTTCGATAACAGATAAGGCGGCATCGTGATAATTCTCACTAACTCCAACATATCTCATAGTATACCTCACATAATAGTTATGTAAGTATATATGGGATTCTTATCTTAGATTCCTACAATGTGCTCGTAGAGTTCTTTCCACGTTGGGAAGTTAGGGAACTCTTCGTTGCTCATGTTGTGACCATGTTTGATCAGCAATGGTTCAAGTCCGAACTTGGCACCTGTTTCAGCATTCTCTGGTTTATCTTCAATCCAGTATGCTCCAGTGTCTTTGTACTTAGCAAGTGTTTCATCTTTATCAGCACCACAGTCAAGGCAGATCAATTTCTCGAACACACCCTCACCGAACAACTTCTCAAGGTTCATCATTCTTAGTTTATAAGCATGGGGATCTTCACTCAAAGAAGTAATACAGTGGAACACATATCCGTGTTCTTCATGTAACTTTCTCACATACTTAATGGCATCTCTAAGAGGGGGAAGGAATCCTATCGCCGCACTCTCGTTGAAAGTTCTTACGCAGTTCTTACTAACTGCTCTCTCAATACCATACTGGTGACCAACATCATACTGAAGTTGTGCACCTAATTGTCTCTTAAAACCGTGAGTATCCATCCAGACGTGGAAGGCATACTCCCAGTTGAGTAGAACACCGTCACAGTCGGTCAAAATTACTTTATCTAAATCGTTCATTGTTACCTCATTTCGAATACATACGTATTATAGCACTATATGAGTATGGTGTCAAGCGTTTATTTAAAGAAATCTACCTTCTTTTTCATGCTTGAGCATATCGAGTTTCCACTCTCCACCAGTGTAATGACAGAAGTTTGCCTTCTCAAAGAATGTATCATCGTCATCATAATGTGGTGAGTCGTTCCACTTCTGGTCTAAGTGACCTATCTCCATGTCATGGTACAAGAACTGTCCAGACAGATATGGTTGATCATTCATAATAGACATATGATATTCTGGTTTTGCATAGAACCATTCTTTCCAGTCCATGAAGTGCTTACGTGCAAATAGACGTGCTTCACGTTCCCACACGACTACACCCGTATTCATGATAGTTAACTTAGATGGGTTCTGGGGTGGCAAAGACGGCACAATAGGAATATTGTGCATATTGAATTTCGAGACAAAGTTTAATAGGGTTTTCTTCTTGAAGTCCCAAGAGGCATATCCACCACCATTACCAGAAATGATATCACTTTCAAGTACCCCATATACATCCGCACCTTCACACTCATCGAATATATTCTCTTCGGTGTTGACACCTATATCAGTGTCTGCGAATAGTACTTTGTCGTATTGATCGAACATAGGATCGTAGATGACCCTAAGACATTCGAATAAGAGTGCAGTGCTGTGTGTGGTATCAATGAACTTTGTTTCGTCCGAGTAGTAGTAGTCCGCACCAATCTTGTCGGCATATCTTTCGAAAGAGTTTTTAGATACCTGTGCTACATCCTTGTATAATGCAGATCTATTATGCCCTTTAATTTCTCCACGATCATCGACTTCTGGTGTAATTACCATGTATTGAAATATCGCATTTTTCATTATCTTCTCCATTTGTAGGTCGCCCGACTTTCTTGATTCGGGTTCCCTTGTTCATCTCATAATACGATTTATGTCGATTACGTTTCTTATTTGAATTGTCATGACGTGCGTACTTAGACACAGTCCTGTCCTCATCTAACTATAATGTTTGTTCAGTGTTTCCAGTTTATCTTCAAACTCAGCAATCTTACCAAGTTCCTGTTCGAAGTGCTCCATAATATCTGGGTGTTCTGCAACACCAACTTGATTATATAGCATAATCTCTAAGTTTACTTTATGGAGTTCGATCTTACCTTCTAAAGACTTCCTTGTCGCCTCTATGATCCTTTCATTTAAACTACGAGACATTTTCCAACCTCACCATTAATCGTTCTGCACGGTTGGTTACTTGTTTGTGCCAACGTGAATCACGTCCTTCAACTGCGGCGGTTTTCCAATCACCATCAATCAATGCACTGTTCATCTTCTTGAACTTACTCAAACGAGTACGTCCCATGTTGAACATCATGTTAACCAAGATCTGCTGTACTTCGTCTGGAAATGCTTCAAATGTCCCTGTTTCGTATAGAGCACAACATTCAAGGATTGAGGTTTGGAGATCTTTTTCGAACACTTCCCAAACTCTATCTTCCGTAACTTCGAATCCAACTTCTTCCCCATACTCTGGGTCTGAAGAGATAACCAAGTGCCCAACCCCAAAGGTTGGTAAACCGAGGTGATCGTGGTACACTTCATACTTGACTCCTTCGTCAATTTTTAATTGTTCAAATACTGCTTCTTTATTCATATAATGTTTCTCCTTACTAATTCATTATTTATCTTTTGACGTTTCTTAGGTGCTAAGTGTGCACCTTCAAGTGCTTTCTGCAACTCTTCAGTCGGTGTTGACTTCATATAGAAGTGCTGTACTGTCTTCTTATTCGAACCCTTTGCTCGAATCGTCTGACTCTCTTTAAATTTAACTGGCATATTTTTCTCCTATCATGTCTTTGGTCATTATGTAATCACGAACAAAGTCGGATCGAACAATATCTGCCCAAGTGAATTCCACTGTGGTGAAGTTCTTCATCAGTTCGAGAATACCCATGAATTTCATGATACCTCGTTTGTCTCCTTCTTTGACAAAGTCTGATTGATAATAATCTCCACAGAATATTATTTTACAGTTATGACCTACACGTGTAATTATCGAGTCCAACTCGTGAAATGTCAAGTTCTGCATCTCATCTACAATAACCACAGCATCGTTGATAGTAGTACCACGAATGTGACTTGTAGATATAAATTGTATCTGTCCGTTCTCACTTAGTTTAGAGTATGCTTCTTTATCTTCGAACAACTCTGTACATATAGAGACGTATGGTGCAGTGTATGCTTCCAACTTCTCTTCCAGTGAGCCTGGCAGAAATCCTATCTCCCTTGTAGGTACAATAGACCTACAGATAACAACTGATTCCATGTTGTTACTTTTATCAAGTACTTCTTCCAGTGCGAGATAGAGTGCACTGAATGTTTTACCTGTACCTGCGGATCCAGATAACACTAAGTGTGATCCAGATTTGTATGCTTCAAATACTACTTCTTGACCTTGAGTCATAGGATCCACGGTCACGAGATGTCCCGCATCTAATTTGCGAGGTTTTACTGGGTTTACTTTACGCATAGATTAAGTCTTAATAGTGTTGTTTTTACCAGATGTTGCTTTGATCCTTTTCAGATGGTCATTCCAATCGGATCCTGCAAGTTGTCGTGCACTCTTGTGCCCCGAAGTTAATGCAGGTGCAGTAGTATACACCCGTGTCATATTCGGGTTGTCGTTTAGGTACTGATCGTACTCTGAGATTTTAAGCATCACATCGTGCACTTCATTGGTCTCATTATCTTTAAATTCATATATAGGCATAATTTATTTTCCGTTCCATACGACATCCCTCCGAAGAGGGATGAAGAGATATGGTCACCTTCCTTATTGAGTCATTTGTTGTTCAACAATGGTTTGATTTAAGTAGACCTGCTTCTTTGCTAATTTATAAGCAAGGTCTGTTTTTCCTTTCTTTTGCATTCGCCGGATATAGAAATCTAATTCCTTGCTATCCTGCTTCAACCGTTCCAATTGTTTTTCTGACATCAACACCTCTCTTTGTTAGTGGATTTATTTAAGGGTTAAGGATCATATAGTTTTACTTCACTATTAGGGTGGGGAAAATCTCCTCTGTTAGTTTTTTGGTTAAGAATTTCACTGGTGGTTCTTTATTCACCATGGACAAAACAATGACCGCATCTTGGGGATGAATACTCTCCAACATACGAATGAATATGTTCTCACGTTTATACTGTGGGATATCCGCACCACCTTTCACAAAGTACCCGAAGTCTTTATGCTTCTTCAGCAGTGAACTTGGGGTGGACTCTGGAATGTTTGGTTTGTACGGGGGTTTTCCTGTGGGTAAAAGGAATTCAAGAGAGTCATCGAATGTGCCTCTCAAGATGTCTTTAAGTGCGGGTACGTTTTGGTATTTAAGCAATACCTCTTTCCTACCTGCTTTGTTCTTCTGTTTTTCGAACTCTTCTAAAATCTCGAAGACCTCTGGTTGCTTGGGTTCATAGTTCATAATTTATTAATCCTTCTACTCTATTATATAGGGTTATTAAGTTCTTGATACGAGTACTTATATCAAAAATAATGTAAAAAAATCCCCTCCGAAGAGGGGAAATATTGGGGGATATCACTTAGGAATCATTACCAATCTTCGGTTTTTCCCCCGAAAGTTTAAGCAGCGGCAAACAATTCAGTTGCCTTCTGCTTGTAATTCTCGACCACAGCACTGAAGTCTTTTGACTCACCAGTACAAACGTAAGGTTTGTTGTAAGAACCAATGTTGATGTCAACGTAGTGACTTCTGTGGAAGTAATCAGTCATTGGATCATCTTCACAATAGAAGTCTTCACCTTCCATTGCAGACTTGAGTTCTTGAAGGAACTTAACAACAGTCGGGTTAGAACCGTAGTTGTCTTCGATCCAGTAGGTGTTAACGTCAACGTACTGATCTTGCAATCTATTAGCAAGTGACTGACAATCATAAGGATTGCATTGTGTGTCGTAGTGTCTGCTATTCACCATGCTTTCATTCTTCGCACCGATGATATCAAGAGCACCCTCTTTGATGTTACACACCAAACTTGAATGGTGTCTGACTGCTAAAGTACCTTTCATGTTGTACTTCTTGAGGACTGCTTTGATTGCAGGGGTTAATTTCTTCTTATCTTCTTGTGATACATATGCCATAATTTAATTCTCTCTCAATTTGTTGCGGGTTAATTCCCAATCAACGTACCTATTATCTCATAGGTAGATGCATTTGTCAAGCGTTTTCTTGAAATAAATGCAAGTTTTTTTAGAAATAAGGGTTCTCCAGTTCGATCTTGCTACTACCCAGAGTACCGAATGGTTGCTCTGCAATAGACTCAATTGCACACTGGTTGTCATATTTCTCTCTCTGAGAGTGGCACAGTGCTATTGCCTTTCTCTCTGCGTCCCTTGGACTGTCTGCGTACACATAGTACGATACTGTTGCTACATATCTATTTTCCATTACTTCACCCATATGTGGTTGTATCTGCTTGGTAGGTTGTCACATGACCAATCAGTATCCCCGTAGTTAATTACCTCTACACACTCCTTGGTAGAGTTCGATACCATTACGTCTGGCATATCTAAAATTGTTCCCATTGCTTGATATCCGAGAATGGCAACTAAAACCCCAATTACACCCAATAATACATTATTTAATTTCATGTGGTCTTACTCCAAAAATCTTAGTTAGTTCTTGCATCTCTTTCTCAGTAGGTTTGAAATGCGGGTTAAGGAAGTACTCCATAAGAAGACTTCCTTTTTTGTATCCTTTTGCCATTATCCTTCCACCCTATCGTGAATGGCAACAGCACCGTAGAACGTGCCACCAAGTAGTTTGTCACAAAGTCTTGAAAACCTTGAGTCACTTGTTCCTGCGTAGTTTCCACCGAACATAGTCCACTTGTCTTTCTTAGACACTGGAATCAATCTGAGGATCTTCCTTCCACCGATTGGTTCTGCCATCACTAACTCTGCGGCGGGGTACTCCTCGCACGGTTCGAACGGCCCTTCTGCGTTTACCACAGTGAAACCTTTTGCATAACTTGACTCACCACCTGCGGTGCAGTCCATGTTATCAAAGAACGGATCACCATACGGTGCCTGTCTATATGTACTTACATGAATTCCCATAATATAACTCCTGCCTACTGGCAATCAAATGCGACTACAAAGTAGTCTGTTAACTCGTTGGCAACCGCAAACTCTTCTGCTTCTGCCTTCGTCTCAAAAATCTCTTCTCTCAATTCTCCACTCTCTTGAATGTAGAACACCAAATCTTGCACCATCATTTCCTCCTAATTAAAAACCTATTATAACTTGTTTTGATAACAAAGTCAAGCGTTTTCTCAAACTAATTTGCATAATTTTATGAAACACGCATCCATCTCCTGTGTCCAAACCTCGAACGGAGATCTCCTCACAGTGTTTGACATTCCTCCTACCTTGTCCACAACATGGGCAAGAAAGTACGGATCTCCACTTTTCACTACTAATTCATCATCTGAATACAGTTCCAACTCCATATGGTTGGCAGTAACATAAGTAATCATTCTGGAAACCTCACTGGTCGATAGTTAGTTAGATCCCAGAAGTGGTCTGGGAGAATAGAGAATGTTCCTAATGGGGCAATGAAACTTACTCCATCTTTAAAAGAAACATACGTTAGATTTTCTAAATCCATAATATAACCTATTTAAGTAGTTCAACAACAAAAGGGAATAGCATTAAAAGCATTCCAGTCACAAAGTCTTTATCCATCATCCAAGTCATAATCTCTCCTTTCTCTCTCAATTACTTGTATATTATAACTTGTTTTGATAACAATGTCAAGCGTTTTCTTTACTTATTTTCACTCATATGGAGAAATTCTGTACACTTAGAACACTTGCCACATGCTCGTTTTGATGAATGTACACAAGAATGTACATATTTCTGAAGGTGTTTGGGGATAGAGTCCCACTGCTCTTTCTTAGTCATATGACCAAGTGGTGCGGACATCTTAGTTGGGATATTGAGTGCTCCCAATACACGTTCGATACTACGGAAGTGATCGTCTACCCAATCGGTATGTTTGTCGATTCCGTTGTTGAATCCATAATAGATCTTATGAATGTGGGGGTTATTGATATTCACAATTTGCATGATGTTACACCATGTAAAAAAGAATGGGGGATTGATGCCAAGATCAAAGTAATGATCTAATAGTTTTTGTTTATCTGTTAGGGGGTGTTCGTTGACATATTCTATGTATCTCAGATCGACATCAAGATTGGACGCAATAAGATCAGCACATTCGGATTGCTGTCTCCAACCCATTCCAACTTCTACATGTATTACTAATGGGTTCATACCCTGCTCTACAACATGACATAACAATGCAGTGGACTCTACTCCACCAGAGAATGCAACTATACAGTCGTGGTTCACGGAAATATTGCTCGTTCCCATTTCTTCTTGGGTAGATGTTTTGAGTGGATCTTACAACCTATGAATTCGTTGTAGTAATCTTCACGTAACAGAACGTCACGTAGGAATTGTTCCTTTGCTTCAAGGTAAGAACATTCACCTTTTGTTTCACACAAGTGTAGGATCTCACGGTAGTATGCATCTCCACCTTTCTGCTCTACAAGTGTCTTCAGATGCTCTGAGGATCCGTAGTAGTCCTTCCAGTCACTTTCCTTAACTACTGTGCGTTTCCTTGACTTACCTTTCAATGGTGGGAGTCTGCGTTTGCTCCAGAAGAATTTCTTACCGATATACTTCTTACCAGTATCACGCTCTGTAATAAGATAGACGAACCCGACATACTTGCCGAGTTCGTCTTCTGTTGGTTCGAATATTAAGTTGTTTTTATGCCAAGTCATACCTGTATATAGGTATTACTCAACTCCTTCAATAAACTCTGGTTCTGCATCTTCTCCGCACATAGGACAGTGTTGTGGATGATCATTGTCATACAATACTTCTACGACAGTTGTTATATCACATATACCACATTCTATCTCATATTTGCCACTCACGCCGCACATCCTTGTCCATCAAGACCACATACCTCTGGTTCTGGGCCGACTTCTGTCCACCCCCAATCACCTTCCATTCCATTCACGGAATACTCAGTCACACGTTTCTCAAAGAAGTTATCATGTGACGCACCATTCAGTACCCAGTCCAACCACGGTAGTGGATTGTCCTTAACACCAAACTTAGGTTTCATACCCAGTTGTAATAGTCTACGGTCTGCAATGTGTCGGATGTATTGCTTAACATCTTCTTC